AGCAAGATTTATTAGATAGAGCCGGAGTGACTAAGAAAGAGAATTCAGGGAATATCAATATTGCTAGTAAGGACATGAGCATAACATTTGAGCAGATGTGAACTCACATATATTACTTAATATATAACTTAATATCTCTTAATATATAACTTAATATCTCTGTTATATCATCTGAGCATACCCCACAATCTAACATTTCAATATCTCATAGTACGTATTCTTTTGTATTTAAAGGAGAGATGTATTGCGTGTCTCTTAAGAGTGACGCACACAAATAAAATATGAAAGCTTACAGGGTTGCTAACTCTTCTATGTGGTACGTACCCCCCAGTATAAGTATTCTTGACTCGTCATGGGGAGCACCACCTAAGCTCTCCTCATATAGTATATGTACCACTATGAGTGAGTACTCATATACGCCATAAGTAAATTTCGCTATTTGGATACTAAGGAGAAGTTAAAACACCCCCCTACCCCCCTCATAAGAAGTTATATGGTAGTTATTGATTGAGTTAGTTTTCTGTCTAACCATCTCAAGCCTATGTTCTGTCTGGATCCTAACCAGTGACAGCGACTTCGGCTAGGGTTTCACCCTCTACCTGATAAAGTCCATTAAGTTTCCTGATTTCAAAGTTGTTGTTTCGTTATACTAAGTATGAAGTACCGCACACCCCCTAGAGATTTCTCTCTACCGACTTTATCTTACATTCTGCGGATTTCTGTAAGAGTCGTTATTATATGTAAGTATGGCTCCATAGGCTCTGCCCGATACCTACGGAGTCATATTTAGATACAAAAATAGCACTAGACAAGTGCTTGTGTTCTGCTATTTTGTTTTGTATAATGAGTTTAATCATGTAGTGAATGAATTGTAGAATACCCCAAGACTTCGGTCAAGGGGTATTTTATGTTATATGCAAAATATACTATAATATAGAGGAAAAGATGTCCAAGAATATAAAACTTCACGCAGGTCAAATGGAAATAGCAGTAGACAAACACAGGTACAGAGTTATTTGTGCAGGGCGTAGGTGGGGTAAATCTGTTCTTAGTAGAATGATTGTTTTAAAATGGGCTTTAGAAAAAGTTGGCGTTTATTATATCGTATCCCCTACATACAAGCAGGCTAAGTCAATTCACTGGAGGGAAATCAAAAAAGAAATACCAAAGCTATGGATTACTAAAGTTAATGAGGTAGAAATGTCTATCACGTTGGCTAATGGTTCCATCATAGAGTTAAAAGGTGCTGAAAACCCGGACTCATTAAGAGGAGTTAAATTAAGAGGGCTAGTAATCGATGAAATCGCATCTATTAGAAGTTGGGAATGGTTATGGAACGAGGTACTCCGACCTACACTTACAGACTATCAGGCACCAGCATTATTTATATCTACCCCTGCCGGGTACAATCACTTCCACGTACTATACAGAATGGGTCAAATTGATTCTGAAATTTATGACGAGGATTATAGATCGTGGCACTTTACGTCATACGACAATCCATTTATACCATCAGAAGAAATAGACAAGGCGGGAAAGGAGTTACCTGAAGACACGTTCCAACAAGAGTATATGGCTGACTTTAGAAGGCATGAGGGTCTTATTTATAAGGATTTTGATAGAGATGTTCATATAATACCTAAATTTGATATACCTTCTAACTGGAGAATATTTAGAGGAATGGATTTTGGTTCCAACAATCCTACAGTATGTTTATGGGTAGCAGAAGACAAGGATGGTAACTTATTCGTAGTAGACGAGTACTACCAAACATATGAAACTATCGAGTACCATATAGGAGTCATAAAATCAAACGAGTTAAACCCGCAGGTAATTTCTACGTATGGAGATCCATCAGGTACACAATGGTTATTAGAGTTCCAATCTAGAGGACTTTACATTACTGCTGCATCAAGAGAGTCTGGTCAATTAGGTAAAACATGGGTAACATTGGGCATAGAAAAGATACAGGATCTAATTAAGCCTATTGTTGGTCACTACATTATGCAACCGCATATGCAACCAAGAAATGATGGCTTACCAAGTATTTTCGTAACTGCTAATTGTGTAAAAACCATAGAAGAGTTCGAGAAATACAGATGGAGACAGAGAGCAAGTAAGGATACAACTCTAAATGAGTTAGATGTTCCTGAAAAAGCTGATGATCACTGTTTGGATGCTTTAAGGTATATAATAGTTTCATATAAAAGAAGAAGGAATGAGGGAAATGAAGGATTCCCTGACGATACTAAGTTGTTCAATAAAGGGTTCTATTGACAATACGTAGTCCTAAGTGATAATTTTTAAATAACATACCATGCCGAAAAAATCAATAGATACAGATATAAAGATAGGAGACTTACAAGAAGACTTAGCCAACTCTGATAGGTACATTGCTACCAAGAGAGCTGACTGGGATGACAAGGAAGATATATTTTTTGCTAGGAACACAGATGATATTAGTGCAGACGAAACTAAATCTCAAATACACGATCCAAGACTTTCAACATACATTATAGAGAGATCCGGGAGGGTTAGCGCACAGCTACCAAGAGGAAAAGCTATACCTATAAGCAAATCTAATAGGGGTAAATCAAAACTTATGAATCTTATAACAGATAAATACGTTATACCTAATGCTAATTCTCAATTCCCATTTTTAACAAAACTAAAACTAATGCAGATATATTCAAATATATATGGTGCATCGTTTGGATTAGTAGACTGGTTAGTAGACAAGAGAAGAGACTACGTTGGACCAGATTTATGGCTAGTAGGTATAAGAGATTTCTTTCCACAGGTGGGAGCAGTCAGTTTAGAGGACTCCGACTATGCTATGGTAAGCACACTTAAATCAAAATCATGGTTAAAGACACTTGATCCAGAACTTTGGAAGAATATAGACAAGGTTTTAGATGGAATGGCAGATGAAAACCTAAAAGGTACGTCTAGATCACAGATGTCAGCAGAGAGAGTCTCAAAAAGATACTCTGAATATTACACAGACGATCAAGAATCAGTAAGAAACCCATCAGTAGAGGTTGTTACTAGATATGAGAGAGATAAATGGATAACATTTTTGCCGGAACATGGCGAAATTATAAGAGTTATAGAGAATCCTCATGAAAATGGCATGCTACCTATTGTTTCTAAGTATAATTTTCCTGTTTTAGAGGATTTTTTCGGCATGGGAGAGTTCGAAAGAGGTGAAACACTACAGAAATCATTAGATTCATTGATAAATTTATACTTCGATGGTGTAAAAATGAGTTTATTCCCCCCATTACAGATAAATACAGATGGTGTAACTCCTTCAAGTATTAAAATGAGACCGGGAACCAAGTGGTTTGTTGATAGACCTAACATAGATGTACAAGCAACACAGGTATCACCAAGAGGTTTAGATACTTTTGTAGCTTCCTATCAATATTTATTAGGTGCTTTACAGAATTCACAAGGAACTAGCGAAACAAACATATCTGCTGGTGTAGATTCTACTTTAGGAAAGACACCTCAAGCACTTGCTATGCAAGTTAAGAGAGAGGGAGTCAGAGATTCAATGGAAAGAATGCAAATGGAGGAGACAGTAACGCAGATAATGGAAAGATTCGTTAATTTAGAAGCTAAAAAGATGCCTTCGGCACTTGTAATGACACTTTTTGAAGAAGAAATAGATGATATTGTAACAGATTTCCCTGATTTAATAGATATTTTCGAGGATGGGCAGTCAGGAAAGATAACAATCAACAGAGAAGTTATAACAGGTAAGTATGTATACAAGATAGACAAGGGATCTATGAGTAGAAGAGATGAATCTGCTGAAATAGAGAGTCTATCACAACTTTTAAGACAAGTTTTAAATGGAGCGCAGATAGAACCACAGTCAGGTGAGTTAGTTTCACCTATAATAAAGGCTTTCGAAGCTAGTGGTAAGAAGTTAGACGTGGCAGAAATGTTTAAGAGAATAATTATTGGCGCAGGAGTATCAGACTGGGATAAGATTATATTAGATAGAGAAGAAGTATTATCACAACCACAAGAACAAGAGAAAATGTTATCACAAGAAATGGATCAATTTTTAGGCGGTGTGTCACAACAAGGTGGGCAACCACAACAACAGGGTGGGATGCAACCACAGCAAGGACCAATGAGATGAAATCAAATATAATAGAACCTAAGAACACAGACTTTCTTAAATTTATAAAGGAAGTAGAATCTAGCAAAAAAGATACTAAATCTTTTAGTAAAAGAGATCAGAATTTTGCATTGATGACTGAATTAGAAGGATGGAAAGATTTTAAAGAGATGGCAACAACAAGAATAGATAAACTTATGTCTATGAGAGACTACGATGCATCGGGAAGAGACCTTAGCGAATTAGGTTTAAGATTCCTAGTTGCTGATATTGTATCAGGAGAAATAATGGATATGATAAAGAGAGTAGATCAAGCAAAAGGCATATATGATGAAGAACAGAAAGATAAGTGAACATAATAAAGAGGGATGGAAGAAGCTAGAAGAGGTAGAAAAGTTCGATAACACATTAAGTGGTGAGTGGGTACAGAGAGGACCATATATAGTTAACACGTCAGGAAAGCTAGAATATGGAATATTTATAGGAATTGATAAAAGACTGACCGGTATTGACGAGAAGGGTCAACCGATATTACAATCTATTTAAGTGATGATTGATATTGGGAGCCAAACCTTTCGATGACTTGGACTCAAACCCATTTTGTTTTGGCTCCCTCTACCAGTTTTCAACTGGAGTGGAAAGCAGTCTGTTCCACACTTCGTAATTAGTGGCGTGTATTTTATTATTTTAGGAGGAAAAGATGGAAGAACAAACTCCAACTCCTCAATTAGAGGAACAGGAAGTTCAGGAAGCTGTAGAAGAAACTCCAGTTACTGAATCGCCAGAATCTATTGAGTCAGAAAACGAAGATGGTGTCGATTTAGTTAAATCAGATCGAGGTCAGAAGAGAATTCAGGAATTGGCAAATAAAGCCAAGAAGACTGAGGATCTAGAAAAGGAGCTAGAAAGTCTTAAAGACAGACTAGATCCACAACAAGATAAGCGGGCTTCGGGTGACGTGCTAGAGCAGTTGCAGGCAGATGGGATTCCTTATACAGGAGACTATATAAAGGATCTACAGATTGCAGAAAACAGAGCAACTGAAAAAGCAATTCGTGCTTTTGAAAAGAAGCAAAGTTTTAAGGAAAGTTTTAACAGAGATGTAAGTTCGTTAGAGGAAACGTATCCGGAACTTAGAAAAGGATCAGAGCAATTTGATGAAGATCTAACTCACGATATAGTTACTTTATATAAGAACTCTTCGCAGTCTAATCCTAACTTGAAACTAAAACCATTTATTGAAAGTGTTATGAAAGTAAGAAGACAGGGTGAAAATAAGGGAAAATCCGTATCTGTTCAAGATCTTGTTAATCAAGAGAATCAGGGCGCGATAAGACCATCAGGAAATATTAAACGAGTTAATAGAGACCCGGCAGACATGACATTAGAAGAAATGGAAGCTAGCTTTCCAGATGAATTAACAGTCTATCCTCGACATTGAAAGAGGGTGAATAAATAAAATGTCAACTACATCAAGTACAGGAATGTCCGCTTTAATGCAGACATACTACGATAAACTATTTATAAGTACAGCCAAAAACTGGCTAGTACACGAAGAAGGCGCACAAAGTAGACCTTTACCATCAGGTGAAGGTAAAATCGTATATTTTCAAAAATATACACCTTTAACAATAATTACAGCACAGATTACTGAAGGATCTAATCCATCAGCAGTCAATCTTTCGGCAACTAACGTTAGTGGAACAGTCTCAGAATTTGGTTCTTATTCAACCATTTCTAAACTATTAAAACTAACAGCTATTGATCCTAAGATGAAGGGTGCAGTAGAGGTCATGGCTCAAAACGCAGGAGAGTCAAGAGACCAAATGGTTAGAGAAAAAGCTTTGGTAGGAGGTACCTCACAAATTGCAGCAGGTAAAGCCTTAACAGCAGTAGCTACTACAGATACTCTAAGTTCTTCGGAAATTAGAAAAGCTGTTAGAACCTTGAAAGTAAACAAAGCTATGAGATATAGCGATGGTTATTTCTTAGGTAAAATAGCTCCTCACGCATCGTATGACTTAATGGGCGATTCCACATGGGTAAACGCTCACTCATACAAAGATGGTGAAAACTTATATAAAGGTGAATTAGGAAGATTACACGGAGTAAGATTCTTAGAAACCACAAACTGGAAAGAAACCGCAAATGGCGGATCTTCTAGTGCAGATATAATTCACACCTTCGTGCATGGTAAGGAAGCAATCGGTGTAACAGATTTAAACGGAGACAGTCAAAAAGTCTACGTTAAAACTCCTGGAGCAAACTCAACAGATAACCCTGTTGATCGATTCAGTACAGTAGGATGGGCTATGTCCTTCGTACCAGTACAGTTAGTTTCAGACTGGATCATTGAGATCAAGACTGGAGCAACTGATCAATCGTAAGATTGGTGAATTAAGTGATGGGGGTCTTCGGATCCCCTCACCAAGATAAATTATGACAACAAGAGATTACGACATACAGAAAATAGAAGAAGACATGAGCAAAGGTCTAATAAGCCAAGAAAGAGGAAAAGCCTTAATAAATAAAATGTATAGACAAACCAGAGATCATGATTTAGAAGATAGGCGTAAAAAGTTAATTGATGATCAGAGAAGAAATGTATCAGAATACCGTGCTATGAGAGAAGACCCAGATAAAATGAGCGAGTCTCAATTAAAGCACGCTATAGAATATTTCAGCTCTAATCCCAATGAATTCTAGGAGGATAATATGGCTACAAAAAAGAAAAAAGTAGAAAATATAATCAAAGAGCAGATAGGGGAAAAGGGAACATACATCGGAAAAGACGGACAGAAATATCAAATACCTACTCCAGTAGTTCCTGTAGAAGATGCAGTCGCAAAAGATGCACCTATATATGAGAATATGCCAGAGGAAGTTAAGTAATGGATGAAGGTGCTTTCAGACAGGCAGGGGAGGCGGAACAAACCGCTCCAATTAGTGAATTAACAGAACCAAAAAATCCCGATAGACCAGTATCGGATGGTAAAGACGTGGAAGCACCAATATCTCATTATGTAGAGTTACAAGGTTTTCCTTATACAGCAGAATTCTTTGATGTTAAAGGAATTTATGATAAGCCGGATTTAGGTATGTATGAAGAGGTTATGAATATAGAGAACGCATATATACAAAAAGTAGAAGAAGGTGAATACGAAGATAGTAAAGATACCTTCAAGAAGTTTATAAAAGAAGCAGAGAAAGCAACAGATTGTGAGAATGGACCGACAGAAATAAGAATTGGAAAAATATCAGAATGGGTAAAGTTTATGAACAATTTGAAATTAGTTGGAAAGGATAATATATATGGCTAATCCAGTACAACAAAGTAAATCATATACATCAGAATCAGAGCAGGAGATTTTAAAAAAGAGTAGGGATGATAAATATAATGTACTAGCAACCATGCTACTTGGAGAGGATGGTAGTACAGCTAGGCGTGTAAAAGTAGACTCTAGTGGAGGTTTAATAGCTGGAAGTCAATTACCTACTGATGGTGAAAACAGTTCAATGCTCATATCTTATAATGCAGCAGGAGAAGTTGTATATGTAGATGAAATAATTAGTGGGGTTACATACAGACAAACATTTACAAGAAGCGATATGGCTGTAGCTTCAACATTACCTATTTCAGCTGTGGAGATAATATAATGGAAATATTTAAATCAAAAGATGGTAAAACCATCACTTATGACAATAACAGAGCATCTGTAGTAGATGTAAAAGAATTATTACTACAAAAAAAGGACATAGAGGGGAGAATTAGTGAAAGTGCGTTACCAGATGATAAAGAGTTACTTGAATGGGCTAGAAACAACTGGTCTATTGTAGACTACTCTATGGAAATAAAAGAACTAGATAAGATAAACGAAGTACTTAAAAGTTTAACAAAGGAAGAATAAATGTCAGCTATTACAAGCAATGGAACAGATGGCGGATTGTGGAGTTCAACAGCTAGTTGGACTGGTGCAGTAGTGCCTACAGAGGGAGATACTGTTCAGATACTTGATGGCGATACAATAAGTGGTGTTGATTACCAAACTACAATAACTTGGACAGGTACTTCTGCACCATATACATTAACGATTTCGGAGGTAGCAATAGTATGAAGGTAACTTATTCAAAGAAACTATTAGAAAAGGGATTACAGTTCCTAGCAGAGGGTAGTGATGTTACAACCACAGGTACTAAAGCCGAGATACTTGATACTACAGCAACACTAGGTAAGTTTGCCTATGCAACAGATACATATGAGTTTTACATGGGAGATGGAACTAACTGGAGAAAAGTACCCTTTAAGCTA